TGAAAGCGACCGCCGACGCGAACTCGCGGGCATTGTCACGAGCGGACATGTCGAACATGACCGAATGACCCTTGCCGCCCTTCGTGCCCGACGCCCAAAGGCGCAGCTGCGAACGGTATTCGCGGTGCCACTTGTCGAACAGCGGGTCCCAGTACCGGTCCATGGTTTCGTCGTCCACCACGTGTGACGGGTCACCGAAGAAACCCACCACGCGGTACTTCTCGAAAGCGCCAGCGACCTTCGCGTCTACCTCTTCACGAGGAGCCAACCAGCCGTCGCCGCGCTTACCCGGGGGCCGCTGCCACATGCCCACGGTGAAGACGTGCCCGTCGGACATGCGTGCACCGACGAGCGCCGTGGCGTCGTCCGACTTTGAGCAGTCCAGGAACAGCACCACTTCGTCGCCGCGCTCGACGACAACTTCTGTGTCTGCGAGTGGGTCGAACTCTGCGGGCTCGGTCCACGCGTCCTCAGCCGCCGTAATCTGGTTGAACCACTTGCGCCGGGACTCGGATGCCGCATTCGCGGGGTTGAGGATCGACTTCACGATGCGGCTGGTGACCAACCACACGGAATCGCCCCGGACCGCCTCAATGACTTCCGGTGCAGCCGCTGCGGTCAGTGGCGCTTCCGGGGGAGCCTCGAGCGAGTCGTACAGCAGGCCATAGTCCATGGCTGCCGCGTCGTCGCCCTGCGTCTGCTCCCAGCCCTCACGCTGCCGCTGACCAACTGAGTCTTCGCCGGGGCGGTAGGAGTTGCAGATATCGAGGATGCGAGCAGGAGCGCCCGCCTCAGCCTTCGCCGCGTTACCGTCCATCGCGCCGGCCATGTCGTGCCCGCCGTTGCTGCTGTTCCAGTTCTGCGTTTCGGCCCGAATGATCAGCTTCGGACGGCCACCCTCAATAGCCATCGGGGAGGCGGTGACAGCCTCGATCTGCGCTTCATCACCGCGCGCCCACACGTTTTGCTTGCCGATCTGGACGCCGAAGTGCTTGCGCGCCTCAGCAGAGACCAGCGCGGGAAACAGCTTCATCGTGTTCTTGGTCTGGTCCAGCGACACCGCCGCGATCTGCACCCACGCTTCGGACACTTGCCTGCCCACCGGCTGCCCATCCGAGCCCCAGTGGTCGAACTCGACGTCACCGCACAGCACCGTCATGGACAGTGCTGCGGCGAACGGGTCCTTACCCCAGCCCTTGAGCCGCTGCAGGACCGCCGACGCGTACTCGAACTGCCCTTCCGCGGTCAGCGAGTAGAACCACAGCAGGAAGCGGGCCTGCTCCATCGTGTACTGCCACGGCTTGCCCTTGTGCGTCAGCCAATAGCCGGCGAAGGCGAGCGCTTCCCACCCCATTGAGTGAGCGGGCAGTGCCCACGAGTCACCCTCGTACTGCCATGTGGGGCCGATCTTGACCGGCTCCCAAGCAAGGTCCGTGCGAGGGTAGGTCTTAGCAAGCTGGTCCGCATACCAGCGCTTGATTTCCGCGAACTCGGCTTCCCGGCTGAGGACAAGGGCAGGGCCGGAGTTACGCGCTACGGCCATGCGTGGCCGCCCAACGAGTCTGCGCAGCTGCCCGCTGCTGGTTCGCGCCCGAAGCGGCTCCGCCCTCAGCATCCGGCAGCTTGAGCGCCTTGATCAGCGACGTCATCGTGGCCCGGTGCTGCCGCAGTTCCTGCACGAGCGGGTGAGCAACGATCTGCCCCATGGAGCCGGACACGGTGAGATCGGAAGTCTCGAGCTCGGCCTCCATGCGGACAATGAGGTCGAGCTCTGCGCAAGCGGCACGCAGCGTCTCCTGCTCGTCCTGCCGGAGCACGTACGTCGCTGTCGTCTCGTTCCACAGCTTCGTCCCGGCCTCTTTCAGTGAAGACGGCGCAGGGATCTGGGTGCTGTCGGTCATGGGGTGCCCTCCGGGGACGCGTGAGCGCCACCAGGGCGCGAGTTAGAGCGTCGGCACGGTCAGTGGTGCCAGGCGCAGGGGAGCGCCGCGGAAGCGCTTCCCAGTCAGTGCGATGTAGCGGCCGGTGGAGTAGAACTCGATCGCACGGCCGTTGCCTCGCTTGTTCCGTCCAGGTGCCTCGGCGAGCAGCCCGAAGACATGCAGTCCAGATCCCGAGCGGGACACCTCGACGTAGGTGCCGGGATTGTCGTCCAGCACTTCCTGTGCCCAAGGTGCAACGGTGCCGCCCTCAATGCAGTAGTCGAGGTCGATGCAGCCGACGCCTTCACCTAGGACGTAGCCGATGCCCTCACCCTTGTTCGACGCGACTGCCTCAGCGTGCGTCGACCAGGTGTCGGCGTTCGTTGACGACGCGGGACGGCCGGCAGTCGTGATCGGGCGCTTCGTGCTGGTGTAGCGGACGAACCGACGCTGCGACTTCATGTCG